GAGCGCTTCGAGCGCCTGAGCGATACCGATGTTCTGCACGTGGCTGTGGTGTCCATCTGGTACGTCCGCGACGGCGTGCGCAGCGAAACCTTCGATCAGATGGGCGGGACCAAGGCTGCTTACCAGTCGAAGAATGGCATGGTGGTTGACGAAGACGCGGGCAAGAAGTCGGTCACGGACGGCATGGTGAAGTGCCTGTCCATGCTGGGCTTCGCTGGCGACATCTTCTCTGGCCTGTGGGACGACAGCAAGTATGTGGACTGGGCTGCCGAGCAGTATGCAAAGACTCCCGAGCGCACCATTGAGCAGGAAGAGCGGCGCGGCGCATGGCTGGAAGACCAGTTTGTCGCCATCGACGCGGCACCCACGGTCGGCGCGCTCAAAAAGATCGTTGACGCAGCCCTTGCCGTCACCGCCTCCGAGAACGACGAAGACGCCGCCCGCCAGATCATCGCCGCCCGTGATGCCAAGGCCGCCAAAGCAAAACGCAACGCCAAAGAACCCGAAGGAGCACCAGCATGAACCTCTACATCGACATCGAAACCATTCCCGCCCAGCGTCCGGACGTTCTGGAGGAAATCCGCGCCAGCAAGCAAGCGGACCTCGACGCGGCTCTGGCAGCGATTGCCCCGCCCGGCAACTACAAGAAGCAGGAAACCATCGACGAATGGATGGCGAACGAGGCCCCAAAGGTCGTGGCCAAGCTCAAGGACGCATTCGAATCGGACGTTGACGACACCTATCGTCGGACCAGCTTCGACGGCGCTTTCGGCCAGGTCTGCGTGATCGGCTACGCGCTCGGTGACAGCCAGCCCGAATACGTCAAGGCCGACGACCTGACGGCGGCGAGCGAGGTCGCGCTGTTGCAGGCGTTCTCCTGCGTGCTGACGGACCTCATCCCCCGGAACGAGGAACTCTCGACTACGGTTGTCGGGCACAACGTCGCGGCATTCGATCTGCGCTTTCTGGTGCAGCGCCACATCATCAACGGCGTGCGCCCGCATGGGGTCATCGCCCGCGCCGCACAAGCCAAGCCGTGGGAGCAAGAAAAGGTGTTCGACACCATGATCCAGTGGGGCGGCACCGGGGCCAAGGCTGGCGGCAGTCTGGACAAGCTCTGCAAGGCCCTGTCGATCCCATCGCCCAAGGGCGCAATCGACGGATCGAAGGTTTGGGACTTCGTGAAGGCCGGGGAAATCGTGCAGGTCGCCGAATACTGCGCAAAGGATGTTGCCGCAACCCGCGCCGTGCACAAGCGCATGACGTTCGCCGCTTAAGGACCCGCCATGACCGAATACCAACTGGCCGCAATGGAGCGCGCTGGCGAGCACGGCGAACCCATCTTCCGCGCTCCCTCTGTTGGGTGCTCTGGGGAGGCGACCGGCGAACTTCTGAAAGATTTGCGCTGGCGCATCAATGACGTGCGCGAAACGCTCATGGAAAGCTTCGGCGACCGGCGCATCTACGGTTGCGATGAATGGTCTACGCCTGTCGTGAACCTTCAGCGCGCAATCGACAAGATCGAGCGCGCCATCGCAGCGCAAGGAGTAGCAGCATGACCCGCATCATTTGCCGAGAAATCGCCGTCAAAGCCACGCGCCGCTGGGTCGATGCTGATGGCAAGAAGCGCCAGGAGACGCGCAAGTTCTGGCAGACCATCAACCCCTTCAACAGTAAGGCAGATGGCTCGCTGAAGACCGAGGCCGACATCAGAGCCGAGATTAACGCCGAGCGCGATGCATGGCTCATCGCTACTGGAGAGACATCGTGAGCGCTGCTGGCTGCTTGGATGAGCGCGAAGCGTTTGAAGCGTACATCGTCGCTGAGGGATATGACGGCAAACATTGGCTTCAGCGGTGGCCTGTTGGCGACGAGGCGCAGAAAAACCGCTACGCGAAGGACTGGGTGCAAACCGCGTGGGAGGCATGGCAAAAGCGCGCATCACTCTCCGCCAGCAGGCAGGAGGGCGAGGAATGGCACGCGGTCATCAGCCCGAGCGGCAATGAAGGCGTAATGTTCAAAAGCGAGCGTGACGCGAAGTGGACCGCTACAGGGCTAATGCGGACCGGCTTCGGCGTGCCGGTCATCGGCGATGCGTTCCGCGATGCCTATGACGACACGTCCAAATTCACCATTGTGAAAGTTTGCGCCGCAGCACCCGATCAATCCCAAGAAGCCCAAGGAGATAGACATGGCTGAACTAGACGTTCGCACGGCTGCATTGCAGTCGATCACGATGACACGGTACGTCGAGGGCTTCACCCGCGAAATGATCGAAGGATTCGGCGAGAAGAACGCCCGGGAATTCTTGGGGCAAGCACTCGACCATCTGCTGGAGACTGCCGCGATGCTCGGCAACGTCTCCGACCGCCTTGCCTCCCATACTGGCGAAGCCGAGCCGACCGTCTTCATCGACTTCAAGCAGGCGACCGACCTCCTGGCGATGTTCGGCGGCGAGCCCAACGAAATCACGCTGCATGTGGGCGAGGGGCACAGCGGGCGCGGCATGTACGCGAGCTACACCGACATGCCGGAAGAAGGAACGATCTTCCTTGGAAACAGCGATCAAGAGGCGATGCCCGACACCCCTCCCGCCGCAACACCGGCAGCGCCGGGTGAGGTGACATTGAACAAGAAGGATTTGAACAAGCTGCTGGACGACTTTGCGCGAGCATGCGCCTTCGGTGACGATCTCCTTGCACGCATGGCCACGTCCAAAGCGATTCACGAGTACCTTGATGCTGCGTTCGCCGCCCTCTCCCATCCCGCGCCCGTGAGGTGCAAGGGCAAGAACTGCGGCACCACCACGGGTGACCACTCGCCTGAATGCGTCGCGGAACATGAAGCCGCCTATAGCTCTGGCGGCGGGCTCGACACGCCCGGCAACCGTGAGCCGGAAAGCAGATACAGGGGCTACAAGGGCCAACCGCTCGACAGCACCGCAAGTGCTGACCAGCACGCGGCGTGGGATGAGGGAAACCGAGCCGCTCTGGCTCAAGCCGCGCCCGTGGCAGCGCCTGCGCCAGCTTCGGAAGCGGTGGCGTACCAAGGCCCGAAGAAGTTCACTGCTGAAGAAATCGCAGATGGATGCATCGGCATTCGCTGGGTCACGGCGGAAGGCGTCAAAGGCCGCCCATCGTCGCATGACGTGATGGAGTACCTGAAGAGAGACAAAGGCGCGCTGTGCAGTTGCAAGCAGTGCGCAGCTTTCTTTCCAATGCTCGCCACCCCCTCCACAGGCGATAGCGCCGATGCGCCCGTGCAGCAGGCGGTGGAACTGAGCGCGTTCGACAAGAAGACGGCTCAGGTCAACGTGCGGGCGATCCTCGAACCACTCGGCGTGTATTTCTCATCGCCAACCATCGACGCCATCGTTCTCGCCGCACTCAAGGGCGAGCAGCCTGAGCGGAAGGATGGTGCATGAGCACGCGCAAGGCTTTCACCCCTCAGGAACTGCGCGAGTTGGCCGATGAGCCCCTTGACGCATTCCACCCCCATCTGATTGACACGATGCGCGGCGCGCTGAGATTCTGCGCGGACGTGATCGATGCAGCGAATCTGGCTTTGCAGCCTGTAGAGCCCTCTGGCAGCGAGCGGGGAAATGCAGCATGACCGCCCCGAAGCTGCCCGAGGGCTTGGAGCCCGTTGCGTGGCGTGTCGATTGGCCTTTGGATCTGATCGACGCCATCGCGCCCGAACGCTTCTATGACGCCTCTGACGCGCACCGCATGAACTGCCACCTCAGCTATGTGCAGGGTGTTGGTCCTGTTCCTGAGCCCCTCTACACCGCCACCCAGATGCGCGAGGCCATCCTTGCTGCGACGGAGAGAGCAGCGAAGCTCGATGGCGCGGTGATCGCAGCCTACGCGCTGCCCGCGCCGGATGGCCGGCAGATCGATGAGATCCGCATCGAGCGCGCACGCCAAATGGACGGCGGCGCGTTGTGGGCCGTCCGATTCCGAGGTGATGTGCTCAACAAGAACGGCGAGTGGGAATGGGAGCCGATGCCGAGCGGCCGCGACGAGGATTTCCTTACCCGCGCACGCTTCGACATTGCCGAGGAAGCGATCGCCGCTGCTATCAGGGCCGCTGCCGCCTCTACCGGACGGGGAGAGGGGGGAGAGGGAGCATGAGCAAGACAACCACAACGAAGCAAAAGCACGTCCTGCACGCGCTGACAGCCACCTACCCCCATCTTTTACGGAAGGGGTGGCGCAAGCAAATCGTTCTTTCCCTCCCGCCCACGGAAGACTCTGATGGCGATGCGGATGAATTTGCCTCTTTCATCTCCGACTTTGAGCTGGAGCCGGATGCTGTAGCGCTGGAACCTGAGTTGCGGGAGGTGATCTTTTTTGAGGTCGAAGTTCACCACTTGATGAGCGACGCGAAGCTGAAGCGGTACGGGAAATTGGCCATCGATTTTCTGGCTTACGAGATCCACTTCGGTCTGATGACCGTCAACAAGCACGGCCATATCAACGAAATCGACCTGCTACCGCACTACGGCGCATGGCTCAAGGAGGTTTCTGCATGAGCGCGAACGAAGCAAACTATCGCTGGGTGAAGCTGCGCAAGCACTGCGCCGACACGGGGGACACCCCGGATGCCGTGCACGCCAGGCGCCGGAAACGGGTCTGGACGGACGGAGTACAGTGCCGCCTCGGGCCGGACGGCAATCTCTATATCAACCCCGAGGAGTACAACAAATGGGTGGAAAACCAGCCATCGACTGCCCGCGCGGCGTGAGCGTCCGCGAGTTCAAGCACGAAGAGCGGATCCAGATCGCCTTCAGTTACCGGAACACCGAGTGCCGGGAGCTGCTACCGCCCCAGAAGATCACCAAGAGCGCGCTCCAGTATGCCTCGGGCCTGCGGCTGGAAATCCAGCGGAAGATCAAGGACGGTGTTTTTGTATACGCAGAATACTTCCCGGACAGCGCCAAGGCCAAGCAGTTCGGCGGCGCCTCTCGGCATGTGCTCATCGGGAAACTTCTTGAGAAGCAGCTCGAAACCTACGAGCGCCAGGTGGAAAGCAAGAGCCTGTCGCCCAGCACCTTAGACGGCTACCGCAAGGCCATCAACAGCGAGCGCATGCAGTTCTGGGCCAAGAAGACCTTGGCGGAGGCCACCCCCAGCACCCTGCGCGCGTGGGTTGGCGACATGAAGGTGACTGCGAAGTTCGCCAGGAACCTCCTGACGCCCCTGCGCAGCGTCTTCGAGGACGCCTTGAATGACGACCTGATCGCCTTCGACCCATTCGAGCGGATCGCCCTGACCAAGCTGCTCAAGCAGACGGCCACGGCCAGCGAGTACGAGGTAGACCCATTCACCGCCGAGGAACGCGCAACGATCATCAGCGCCGCGCGCGCGGACGAATGGCCGATGATCCAGTTCTGGTTCAACGCAGGACTGCGGCCCGGCGAGATGATCGCCCTGAAGTGGCCCAAGGTGAACCACAAGGCCGCCGTGGTGCGCGTCGATCTGAATCAGGTGTCCGGCGTCGAGAAAGGCCCGAAGACCGCGGCAGGCGTCCGGGACGTAGACCTGAATGCCGATGCAACGGCCGCTCTGAAGGCGCAGGAGGCCGTCAGCCGGGCTAAGGGCGATCATGTGTGGCTCAACCCTGCCAGCGGCGAACCATGGACCACAGATGCACAGATCCGCAAGACCCTCTGGGTTCCGCTGCTTAAGCGGTCAGGCGTGCGCTACCGGAACCCCTACCAGGCTCGTCACACCTACGCCAGCGCCGCCTTGACCGAGGGCGCGAACCCGTGGTATCTGGCCGAACAGCTTGGACACGAGGACGCCACGATGGTCTTCACGATCTACGGCAAGTTCATCGGCGAGGACTACAAGAGGCCCAAGGCCAAGCTCAAGGCGGTAGGCTGATGGCCGCGTGCGAATTTCCCCCGTCCTGCGTGCGAAATACGTGCGAACCGAACGCCATGGTTGGACAGTTTCAGGCGGTTTCGACCGGCCCGCTACCTCGTGTTTTCATTGGCGTTGGTTGTCTTAGATGGTGGAGCTGGGGGGATTTGAACCCGAGCGCCGCCCAGTGCTGGCGCGGCGTTCGGCCGCTACGTGCGAAATACGTGCGAATTTGCTTGGGGCCCACCGGCCACCCCCTGGCGCGGGCTGCGCGTCGGTATATCTAAAAAGAGGATTGAGATGACCTACCAGCGGAACGAGACGCCTGAGCCGGTGGCGAGCATTGCGGTTCCCGATGCCCTGTGGTGCGAGCACTGCCAGAAAGATGACCACCGAACCGCCGAGTGCTGGAGCACGCACGCAGCGATTGGCCGGCACGATGCCAAGCCGGCCGATATGCAGTTCCCGTCCCACTTTGCATGGCCTGACGACATCGCAGCGCTGTCGAAGGCATGACCGCAGCCGCTGCAATGGCTGGCTAACCCTCCCCTCTCCCTCTACAGGAGCAGAGGGGGTGAGGGGCTACCGGGGCCAGAGCGAATAGATGGGCTTCGGGATTGGTTGGCCTGCAAGCGCGGCTGCGCGGCATTCGTTGTACAGCCCTGCCACCTCAACCAGCTTCAGCACCGTAGCGCCAAAGCTCGGGTCATTTAGCTCCGTCAGCTTTGGGCAACTGCTGACCACCAGCGGGCTCGGCAATCCGTCCGGTGAGCGCGGAATTGATGCCCCGCACGCCGTCAGGAGTATTGAGGCAGTCGCGATAGATAGGGCTCTCACGAACGATTGTCTCTGTCTTGGCGCGGATGGTAGTGTTGACCGGCTTGAGTTTGGCGATTGCATCAGCGGCTCCTAATTGGGCGGCTTCCCGGGTTTCTTGGCGGATCTTGTCGTCGCTGGCTTGCTTGGCAATGATGCGGTCTTCGCCGAGCCCTATGCCATACCAGCCGGCGCCGGCCACGGAAGCACCCCAGCCGATCACGAGGGCGAGCAGGATGTAGGGGTTCATTTCAGCCCCAGCGCTTCCCGCGCCTGCCGATGGTTGTAGGGCCACTTCTCTGGATGCGGCTTACCAGGACGCCACGTGCGCAGGTAGAGCTTCCATGAGCCCTCTGCGTCGTCCACCTCGGGGAGCGGCTTCGGATCGGTGTAGTACAGCAGCCGCGCCACGCCAGCGGCAAGCACGTCATCCGTTTCGAGTGCGGCCCAGATCGTCGGCACGTCGAACGGCACGCCGCGCGCTTTGCAGAGGTTGTGCAGATGACCAGTCGAGGCATGGTGCGTGAACACCCCCTTGACGCCACCGCCGCGCTCGAATTGCCACAGGCCGCGCGCAGGACCATTACCCATCTGCCGGCGCAGTTGCCGCGGGTCTTCTTGGAGGGTCGTCGCCAGCAGTATTACTCGAGCTTTTGCCGAGTCCATCGCCATGGGCAGGATGGCGAGCGCGGGGTTGATCGCGGTCTTGATGATTTCGGAGAGCGTCATTTCGTCAAGCTCTCTTGCTTAACCGGGCGAAGCAGCACGATGGCGATCAGGCAGGCCAGCCGAAGCCCGCTCTTGTAGCCGTCATCCATCCACGGCACGAGGTCTGTGTTGTCGGCAAGGATCTGAAGCAACTCAGGCACGGCAAGCCCAAGCGCGCCGAAGATCATCGTGGTGGACTTCCACAGCTTGCGCCAGTTTTCAACCAATTCGAGCTTGGTCATGGGAACCTCCGTGTCGTGGTCGTGGTGGATGGGACGACCGGGACTTGAACGGGTTGCGCCTTGATCGCACGGATCTCGCCCTCAAGGTTCTCCAGCCGAAAGCGCAGAAGGGCTTGTTCGCCTGCCAGTGTCGTGACTTGCTGGTTCCCGGCCTTCACCGTTATCTGGAGTTCGTTCACGTCCTTGGCGGTTTGCCCGGCCGTGAACCAAGTGCCGATGATGAAAAACGCCGCTGTACCGCCTACGCAGATCACACCCCAAAGGGGGATGCGCAGGTCAATAAAGCGGGACACGCTGCCGTCGCTGGGCTGGGTGTCTTGGCTCATCACACCGACACCCCGAAGGCGATCCAGTTGCACCGCACCGTGACGGCCCCCGCGCCGGGGAATAGGACGCTGAAATCCGCGTTGCCTTGGGTGTTTACGACTGGTGCGATGGGCGTACCAGCTTGGTCGCCGTTCGACAAAACCACTGTGTATAGAGAGCCAAAAGTGCTCGGATAAACGATGCTTGCAACACCGCTTCCGTTGAGGGTAACGATGCTGGACCCCCACTGAACGAGCAGCCCGCCCGGCATCTGAAGCCTCCCGATATTCCCCGCCCCAATGGCAGCGGATGCCGTCGCGTCACCGCCGAGAATGACAACCCAACCACTGCCGTTCCATGTGACGGAGCAGTTGGAATACATTTCGATGGTGGGCGCCAGACCCAGAGGGCCAAGGATTTGATCAGCGCCAGACCGGGTGAGAGTGAATTTCCCTGCTGTCTGGAACGTGAACGTATCGCCCGGAATCAGGGACGACCCCAGCGGCAAGGTCACGACCAGCGACGGTGCGCCGATGGTGATCAAACCGCCGACGCTGGCCGCCGTGAGTACGGTGTTCACCGCAATCGCCGCGTAGCTGGAGAAAACACCCGTGGGCCGGATAGATGAATCGGTCGCGGAGACGAGACCGTAGGAGACTTGCGAAAGCCCGGAGTCGAGAACGCCTGAGGTGTTCGACAGCGTGACGGTGGTATTTGGAGCTACGTACGCGCTGGAGATGATCGAGCCGTAGGAGAAGCCGGCCGTGTTCTGGGTCTTGACTCGCCGCTTGGGCTGGAAGATGCTGGTCTGGTCGCCGGCCACCGTGAACGAATTCGCGCTGACGTAGGTAGGCGCGGTTTGGTAGACGACCCACTGATCCACGGATACAGAGGTGTCGTTGATGCCGGAAACGTTGTCGATGGTGCGCAACGTTGCTCCCGCCGCGTCCTTGATGACGAACTTGTAGGAGGCCCCGCCAGTCAGCCAAACGGCGCCTTGCTCGTTGAGCCCGAGCGTATCGAGAACGATCGGGTAGGCGTTCGGCACTCCGCCTGCTTTGTCGCTGGTCGTCGCGGCGGGCGTAGATGACCCGGCTAGGTAGACATAGATGAAGCCACCGGTCAGCGGCTCGCCGTTGTCGTCCAGTTGGGATTCGTTGATGATTGGGGCCAAGAACTGCGCCATGTAGGCTCCTAAAACAAAAAAGCCGCTCGAAAGCGGCTAGTGGCTAAAATCTGCCGGTGGAATTCACCGACTACCTCGAATTCAAACTCTGGAAGCTGGTCGCCTTCGTGGTGGCGGCTTTTATCTATGGGTTGTGGCGCGGCCTGACTGGCCGCTGACTCACTGGCTGCCCGCTACCGGCGCGGCGCGGTACAGCAGTTGTTCCACTTCTGGACTGCGAGCGAACTGAAGAAGCTTATTCGTCTGAGGCGTGCCAGTCACGGCGTTCTTCATCATCGAACTGTTCAGCAGCATGTTCGCGCCGCGGCCCGTTGCCATGCCCGCGGCAAGCCCTTGGGGCCCGGTGAGCCCAAGAGCCAAGGCGCCCGCGCCAACCCGCTGTGCCGCCCCGTGAGCACCTTCCCTGCTCTTCAGGAACTGCGCCGAGATGTCGGCAAGCTCTTGTAGCTCGGGGTTGTTGATGTTCTTCATGTTCGCCAGGCGAGCAATCGAGATATTTCCCTCTGCGCCGTTCTGGGCGATGTTTTCGAGACTGAGCATGTTGCTGTACTGCTTGCGGACAGTCGCGAACGCGGCGGCCTCCTGAGGGCCAAGCGAGCGATCCAAAGCAGCCATGAGCTTCTTCTTCAACTCGCGGGCGTAGTACGCCTCTGGCGTAGAGCGGTTGCTGATGCGGTCGAGCGTCTTCTTGATGTTGTAGGCGGCTTGGCCGTTGATCTCACCGGTAGCGGCCTTGTCGATGATGTCGTCTACCTGCTTGGAGATGATCCCGGCACCATCCGAGCCCAGTTCGCGAGACGCCATGTTTGCAGCGTCGGCGAGGTCGGTAATGAATTGCTGGTCCACCTTCACAGTGTTGGATTTCAGAACCGTGTCGAACTTGCCGCCGAGGTCGCCTTGCGCCTTCCGCAGTGCCGCGGTCACGTTGTCCGAGTTCTGCCCGAAGGTCTTGGACAGCGCCGTGTTCAGCTGCGAGTTCATCTTGTCCATCGTCGCGGCTCGTCCGCTGCCCGGAACGTAGTCAAGGCTCGATGCGAGGGCGTTCAGCGGCTTGCTGTTCACCAGGCGGTCCGCGGGGATGTCGATGCCCAGCTGAGCGGCGCGGTCTGCGAGCGCCTTCACCTCAGGTGCAATGGGCTTGCCGGCGACAGTGCGGCCGATGGCGTTTCCAACAGCGCCCGCGGCCTTCGTGGCGACAGGGAACGCGCCGCCGATCAACGCACCAGTGCCAGCGGTTCCGGGGTCGATGAGCCCCGCAGATGCGCCGCCATTCACTGCGCCGCCCGCTGCGCGAAGCAGGAGGTTGCCGGCGCCTTGCGCGGTCGTTGCTGCCGGCGCGGCGCCTACCGTCATGCCGCCCGAGCCGACTGCAGTAGCGAACTTGGAGAGGACATTGCCAGCAACAGGCGCAGCCATCCCAATGGCGGGCGCGACAGCCTTCAGTGGCGCCGCGATGGCTCCACCCACGCCAGCGGTGCCGGCGACCTCGGCGGCCAACTTGCCGGCTCCGAAGGCCAAGGACTTGGGCGCTCCAGCGTCGTACGCCTTCAAGCCTTGCTGGCGCTCGACGTTCTGCTGTTCCACAGGGCTAGACCCCGCGCCGCCAGTACGCTTGAACCTGGGGTCGATCAACCCATTGGGGTCATCAACGCCCGCGAGCGCGCCAGCGCCGGCCTTGGTTCCACTGTTGATGATGGTGTTGCCGATCCCCGCGGCGCCGCGGACAAAGCCTTTGCCGAGATCGGAGAACGCCTCCTGCGAGCCTTTGAGGGCGCGCCGTGCCAATCCCGGGCCTTCTTCGGCGGGGGCCGGCGTTGCGCCTTTCAGCTTCTGGTAGGCCGCAAGCAACTCGTCGTCGCTCATGCCGCTGTAGGCCGTGGCGGGCTCGGCAGCGTTCGCCGAAGGGATGACTGCATCCGTGACCGCCTTGCCCGCGGCCATGACTGGATTCATCGACTCCTTGGGCAGTCGCCCGGCCACTTGCTTTCCGTACTGGAGCGTGGTGGGAGCGTTGGGATTCCGGGGGTCTGAGACAGCAACGCCCCGGCGAGCCTTCTCAAGTCCACCAGGCCCGCCGTAGTAGCCCGCCGCGGTAAGTGCAGGGTCGCCCTCGGCTTGTTCATAGAGTTGCTTGACGTACCGGATTCCGGCTCGGGCGTTGTGCGTCGGGTCATTGATGTCCCAATCTTTGTCAGCAACGCCCTTGAACGTGGCGGGGATGATCTGCATCCCGCCAACGGCGCCGGCATTCGAGGTCTTGGTGTTCTTGCCGCTGCCCGATTCCTGCTGGTAGATGCTGCGGGCAATGTCTGCAACCTTCCCGGTGACGCCCTCGGCAGTAAGCGCCGACTCGAAAGGGTCTTTGGCGGTCTTGTACGCGGCCATCAACTCCGCGTCAGTCATGGACGCGAAGTCTTTCATTTCAGCAGCCCCCGGCGCTTCAGTTCAGCCTCTAGGCCGCCCAGGTCGCTGGCCGGCTGCAACTTGCCAGGCGCCTGCGTCTTGCCGCCCGTCATGCGAGTGCGGGCGGCCTCCATGTCGTCCGTGATGCGCTTGACCGACTCACGGAACGCCTTCTCGCCCATCTTCGGATCGAGCGCGCCGACTGCCGCGGTGAGCTTCTTGCCTTCAGCGTCAGACAGCGCGCCCATGCCCTTGAGTTGGGCGACCATCGGCAGGAAGGCTTGCGACTGGAAGGTGTTGAGTTCGGCTTGGAAGTTGGCCGAGTCCGAGCCGGGAACGGTTGGGAACGCGCCAACCATGCCGACAGAGCGGTAGAGGCCCGGATGCTTGCTGAGACGATCCAGCGTGCCCAGCATCGTGTCGAAGCTGGCGATCTGGCTGGCCTTCGTGAGATTCGCGGTGTCGTCCTTGGCTTCGCGCTTGATGCGGTTGTCCTCGACCTTCGTAGCGTTGAACTCGCGTGCGCGCGCATCGGTCATGTCGGCTGTGCGCTGAGAGTTCGCGATGGTCGCGGCGTTGTTGGCCGTAGAGGTCTGGGCGCTCAACAGGGCACTTCCGCTCGGGTTCGCGAATTCGAACTGCTTGCGCGCCTGCTCCATCTGATCCTTCACAGACATGGCCTGCTGTTGATTGCGTGCAACCGTGGCAGGGTCATAGACAGCGGGGATGTTCGCCATTGCTTCCGCGCCGACGATCTGGCTAACCTGCTGCCGCGCGAGGTCATAGGACGCCTGGTCCCTGACGCCGCTCATGATCTGGCCGATGGCGTCGAACTGCTTGATGCCCGCCTCCAGCCTCGCCTTCTGCGTTTCGACCTGGGTCTTTTGCTGGTCGGTTTGGAACTTCTGCGCAGCCTGCCCCTGCTTTCCAAGACCGGCTGCATACAGCTTGTTCGCCACCTGGTCCGGGGCCACGCCAGAACGCAGGACGCCGCGATAGGCTGCGTCGTCCTCAGACTCTTGGCGCAAGGCGTTGAGCTTGTAGCGACCCACTTCGCGCTGCAGCTGCTGGTCTTGGATTTCGGTCGGAGACAACAGCGGGGTTACGCCCTTGCCCGCTTGCAAAATGATCGTCGGATCGAGAGCCATTACGCGGTCCATCCTTTCTGCGTGTTCATGTTGGCGATGGAGTCGCCGCCGCCGACATAGCCGGTGTAGCCGCTGTACCCGCCGCCCTGGCTGGAAAGCAAGTTATTCCAGCCGGCCGCGCTGTTGAGGTTGTTGCTGGAGTTGTAGGCATTCACAGCGCTGTTGAGCCCGGAGGCCAGCGCGTTGCTGCCAGCCACAGCGCCCGCTGCTTGCGCGTTGCCTGCGCCAAGGATGTTGTTGCCGATGGCGTTCGCCGTCTGCTGGTTGTTCGTGCCAACCTGCGCAGCCGAGTTTTGGCCCATCGTGGATTGCCCCGTGAGGAAGCTGTAGATGGTGTTCCGGTTGGTGTCGTAGGCCGCTCGATTGGTGTTCCACGTTCCCAGATTGCGGCTGTACGCATCGTTGAACTTCGTCCCTGCGTAGTCCTGATTGAACCGGTTGAGTTCCTTCATGGCCGCGCCAGAGAGGAAATTGCCGCGGGAGGCTTGGCCTCGCTCGATGCCCTGCGTGCCCTGGTTCAGGCCGAATTGATACCCGGGGTCCGACGCAAGATCCTTGCCCGTGAAGCTGAATTCTTCGCCGTTTCGGTAAGCGCGCAGCAGAGAGCCGTAGTTCGGATCACTTTCCGCCGCGCGGTCCATGGCGTCCTGCTCTTGGTAGTACTTCGCAATGGCCGCGTTCAGGCCCTCTTCGTCCACTGTCGATGCGGGGCCTTGGGCCTGCGGGCTACCGTCCGAGAGAACTAGCTCATCCTGACCCGGGTTCCTCCGATCTGGGGAGGACCAAAGGGGCGACATATCCGTGTTCGCACCCTGCGTGTTCTGCTGTTGGAAGTAGTCGTGAGCACCCTGTGCACCCAGCGCGGCGACAGCTTCCATGCCGGTGCGGTACATCGGCCCCGCATTTGGAGCGGTGGATTGCCGCGTGTACTGGCTTAGGAGTTGTTGCCGAACTTGATCACGAGTCAGGCCGGTAGAGAGGCCCGAGGACGTGCGCCCGCCAGAACCGGCGCCGCCCAGGCCGAGGTACTGGTTTAGCTTGTCCTGCGCCCTCCCGCCAGCATCCACCCAAGGTTTAAGCGCGGTCTGCATCTGGGCAGACGCAAGCATTTGCGCCTGGATTGCGTTATCTGAAGCGCCCGATTGAGCACTGGCCGCGCTCTTGGCGCCCTCGGCGGAAATCACGGCACCACCGACCGCTGCTGCTACTCCCCATGGCATATCAGTACTCCCTATCCGTCTTGATGCAGACGATCATGGTGATTCGGTCCATCGCGCTCTCATTGGTTACCCAGTGGGTGAATGCGTTGTCGAACCAGAAAACATCACCGGGCTTGGTGACTAGTGCGCCGTCTTCGAAATGAAAGGCTTGGCCTGGTGCGCTTTGGATTTGGATGGCGAACTTCTGGTAGTAGCGCGCGTGCCATCCCGGGTCGGTGTGCGGCTTGCAGATTTGCCCGGGCTTGATGCGCGTGATGAGCACGCCGCCAAGGCGATCACCCTGCACAGCCTGCATGAGCGGGTATACCAAACCTTTGACCGGCAGAACTTCAGCAGCCGGATACCAAACGGAATCGTGAGAGCCGTCCTCTTTCATCGTCGCCGGGTCTGCGTAGCGCGCCCAAATGTCCGACAACTCGTGATGCGGCGAATCTGGGGGCGCCGTCCGACTGGTTTGCTGGCCCCACAGTTCCGGATGCTCGTGAAGCGCCCATTGCAGCGCGAGCACGTTGACATCTTGCGCAATCAACTTGATGTGCTTCATCGCATGGCCTCGACAATCGAGTGCATCTCGGGCTCGTCGGCCTTCTGGATAAGCGTCTCGTCAACATCCTCGGAGTCCGTGCAGTCGGTCGCATGGATGCACAGCCACACCGTATCGGTGAGTGCCTTGACTCCGTGATGCTTCCCCGCCTCGATGACCAAGCCACTCGGGCCCGAGATCGTTTGACGCTCGCCTTCTACTTGGAGCTCCACCGTGCCACTTGCGAGGAACGAAAGGTGGTCGTAGATGTGCTTGTGCTGCACAAGAATGTGCCCCGCGGGGATGTGCGTCTCCTTGAGGTACACGCTTCCGCCGAAGTGGTGCTTGATGTTCATACGGGGTTTCCTGCCGCGTCGTGCCAGACAACGGGGTTGATCGCGTGCAGCCAGATCGGCATGCCCAGATCCTCGTCGTAGTAAAAGCGCCCGACCCACAGCAGCCTGTCAGGGCGCTGGGCGGTAGGGCCACTCTGCTGAAGCGTGATCACCGCGCCATGCGTGCGGGTCAGCCACTGGGCCCATGCTGGCGTCCAGTTACCCAAAGCATCGAACGGAGCGCCTTTGGGGAGGTCGTAGGCGCTCATCGCGTGAACTCGCCCCAAGCGCCGATGAAGATGGTCTTGACCGGATCAGTGACGCGGAATCTGAAAAGCCAGTCTCGAGCACGCCCCATGCGCAGGAACGACGCCCGTGCGTTGTATTGGCCGATCTGTCCGAACGAGTCCCAAACTTCATCGCTCCACGTGTGGCCGCCGTCCTTGCTGTACTGCATCATCAGCTGCGGATCGGAGCCCGGCGTCACTGGCGAATAGGAGGGGTTGCCGCTCGTATCCAGCCCGAGGTAGTGCGACGTGTTCAGCGGAGCAACCCCCGCTTCCATCTCGATCCACAGCTTGGACAGGAACGAGAAGTTCCCCGTTGACTGATGGCGTGAGACGAACTCACGAACGATCGGTTGCCCATCGTCGGTGTAGACGCCATCGTCGAAGTGGTACAGCTTCCCGTTCTCGTAGTCGGTCACGTACGACCGCTCCAGGAAGTTGATCTGGATCTCGCCGCGGTGGCGGCCACCACCGGATTCCGCCTTGTGCCACTCCTTGCTCAGACCGTCATACACCCAGGATTCACCAGGGGTCGGGAAGTTGATCTGATAGAACGGATGGCCCGACACCATGTATGCAAAGCCGGTGGCGTTCGACACGCCCGCGTACTGGCTGAAGATGTAGTCCATCTCCGGATTCGAAACAGGCTGGGCGTTGTAGCCAGAGAGAACGCAAACCTGCACCGCTCCGAGCCGGTTCTTGCGCAGGAAGATGAGCGAGTCCATGAACTTGCACAGCGACCAGCGGGCGGCAAGGCCCCATTCGATAGCCGCGGCACCGACACGTGCAAACGGGAAGTCGAGCGCGCCGGAATCGCTCCAGAACTCGGTTGTGTCGGGCCCGAGTAGCAGGATTTGCCCGTTGTCGGCGATGACCCGCACCAGGTTGTCGGGGTTGGATTCAGCCGTGGCGAAATCCAGCGCATTCCAGTTCAGGCCATCGTAGAGCGCCGAGCAGTAGAACCGCCCGGAAGCAGGCTCCTGCACGATGAAATAGCCGTTCAGGAACGTGACGGTATCGGCCCCCGGCCAATCCGGGTCAGTGATCTGCGCGAAAGCCAGCGTCGAGGTGTTGTAGATGTAGCCGTTGACGCCATCCACGATGATGATCTGCGTGCCGTTGTCGGAGATGTCCACCCGGCCAGTTGCTGTAAGCAGCGTGCCGAGGTTGGTCATCGCTCCATCGTTAGTGACCTTCCACAGCGTCTCGCGGTTCACGACATAGAGAACATCGTCTTTCTTCCACACGCCGCGGCTCGGGGATGAGCCGAAGTTGACGAAGGTGGACAGTCCAGGCGTCGGATAGAGCGTGAGCGTGCCCTTCTCGCCATCGCGCTGGATCTCGGCGTACAGGTTCGTGCGCTTCTGGGCCGATACGTTGCTGGACTTGCCGAAGTTGCCCAGGCCGAAGAGGGGGACGGGTTGGAGCGGCATCAGTCGTCCACCGTGATGAACATTGGGGCGCTCTCGGTCGCCCACTGCACCATGAGAACGCGCTTCTGTGTCGCACGGGCGCCCAACTCGACACGAACATCTTGCGGCACGCCGTACTTCAGCGAGATCTCGTCAGCAAGCAGGTACTGCAGCCCGTTCAGGTAGGCTTTGTAAGCCACTGGCGTGTCCAAGATGACTGCGTTGATTGCGATGCTCTGATACGTGAGCGTCAGGGTCGGGTCTTGCGTCGGGACCGGCCACAGCATGAAGGTGAAGTTCGGCGCGACGTAGAAGTGCGTCGGGTGCTCGGCGGTCTGGGTCGCGTCGAGAAGCTCGTACTGCACCTTGGTGAGTTGCCCCAGTTGTCGGGCGAAATCACCGGCATCGAGGTACTTCAGGACGGGCACGCCGAAGTAGTCTTCGGGCGGCGTGAAGCGATCAGGCGCGAGCGGGTCCCATTCAATCGACACGGGCGCGCTCGACACCTTGGGCCAGGTCACGCCGTAGATCGAGAGTTCGCGAACGATGCCTTCAAGCGCGTTCATGCAGACCTCGATGTCTGCCGCTTTGACACGCTCGCCGACACCGATGGCCTGGCAGAGCTGCATTGCTCCGGTGATCACGTCCAGGGCCGATGGGTTCCAGGGCGCCGGGCTGGTGTCTTCAGGGTCGATGACGATTGGCATGCCTAGCCCCTTTCAACGAAAAAACCCGCCGTAGCGGGTTGGGTGGGGAGGGTGGTCATGGTCGTCATGCCGCGCCAGAAGCCGTAAACAGCCAGCCGGACGAAGTGTATTCCAGTGCAACGAAGGTGTTCGCCGCCAGGTTGCGCCCATTCACTACAACATTGAACGCCCCCGTTGCCGCCGCTGTACGGGTCACGCGGAGCGCATCGCCGAGGTTCGGCGTGGTCGTGTTCAGTGTCACCGTGCGATCTGCCGTGATGGCAGAGTTGTAGATGATCTCCTGCAGGTCGAAGCCGCGCGCCGTAATGTCGGCGTTGACGGCAACGAACGCTACGCGCTTGTTCTCGATGGAAACCTGAATGACGGCGTTCGCGCCCACAGAGACTACGCGGCCTACCACCAGCGGGAAAGACGTGGCCGTGAGGCCAAGGCCGCCCGCAGCTTGAAGGTAGACGGGAGCACCGAAAACCGCGCCCGTGGTGTCCAGGGTAGTCGTGATCAGAGCGCCGTCCGTGGCAATCCAGACGGGGCGCGCTGCCGTAGTCTCCGAGTAGGTTGCTATGCCTACGGCGTCCTCGTGCAAGTTGCCAGTAACGGATGCCGTCAGGGCGGCAACGGTGTAGGCGTTGTTGGTCGCCCTGTCCGCGCCGCTGTAGTTGCCCACCTTGCGCACAACAGAGAATGCCGTTACTGACGTGTTCGCCGTCCAGAAACGGGAGAAGACCGGGCTGCTGCCGGAGACCTGAAAGATGCCGCGAATCTCGGAGCGCGCTTCCGTCAGGTTGTCGATGAAGCTGTCGGCCGTGTACCCCGTTGCAAAAGCCGCAGTCGTGTCCGTGCTGATGACGTAGGCGCCGGCTGAGTAGTTGGACGAATAGCGGTTGCCGCGGATGTCAAGCCGCTTGGTCTTGCTGTTGATGCGGATGGGCGCGATCTTCGCGGCTCCGCCAGATGGCGAGAAATGGACGTTGCCCCATAGCTTCAGGTCCGTGGTGACTTCGTTGGAGGTCACCACGCCGTTGTCTACCAACTCAATGTCATAGTCTGCAGGGTTGGTGCCTTCGGGGCCGAAACGGCAGCCCAAGATGAGGCCGGCCCGCACCGAAGCAATGACAGGAATGCGGTCGGCCTGCTGGATTCGGATGTGCGCCGTGCTTGCATTGGCGCCTTCAAAATCGCAGTTGTCGATTCGGAAGGTCGGGCACTCCAGAATCAGGTCGGGGCCGCTGTTGTTGTTGAAAAAGCACCGATCATCTGCCGTAAACAGGTCGCAATACTCGCCGACAAAGGCGCCCTCGCCGCAGTTGCGAATCTCGAAGTTCCCCAGCCGAAGGAAGTACACGCCAGCGCCGCAGTCCAAGGCGCGCCCGGGGCATCCAATAATCTGTCCGTGCAGCAGTTCGACGTGGCGCTGGGTGGCGCCGCCCAAGACAATGCCGCGTGCAGCGTTTGGCGCGTACAGAGACACGCCGTCCATGCGGAAGCTGCGCGTGTTCTGAGGGGCGCCGATTAGCATGTTGGTGCCATTGACGACGAGGGCGTCCCCGGTGCCGGTGTAGTGCAGGAGAACCGACCCAGTGCCCCCCTTGCATTTAATCGATATATCGCCATCCGCGGTCAGCGTTGTATCGTACTTATAGACACCCGGTGCTAGCTCAATCTCCCGACCACCTGTGCGCACTGAGGTCGAGTCGATGACCTTGAAGCGCTGGCTTTTGACTGCGTTGATGGCATTCTGAAGGGCGGTAGACAGGTCCATGGCCTGCGAGGCGGCCTGGGTGTCGGAAATCTCCGCCACAGACATGTAGTCCATGCCGGAGACGCGCTCCCAATTCTTGTCCTTTAGCGTCCTTGCAATTGCTCCTGTGCCGCTCTGGAGGAAGCCTAGGCCAGAACCATCCGCCGCAGCAAGCGCTGCCGTGGTTGGGCGAGCGTTGAGGTCGGATTGGACGGTGCCTGCGGTGGTGCCGACAAGGGTTGCGCCGGTAGACGCGGCCAGGTCAACCACCTTGACCGCCCCATTGATCCCAACCAAGGTGTCGTTGATCATCACATCCGTGTAGCCACCGCCCGGAACCGTGATGTTGTAGCGACCATCCGCAGCGTAGAACTCGAAATACCCGCTGGCGTCAGTCGTGAGCGGGTTCGACCTGACCGTGCCAACGTTGTCGCTGTAGATCGTCGCCAGGCCGCCTCCCGCAACGTTGACCGTGACCTGAAGACCGCGCACTGCGTCCCCGGCCCGGTTGGTGACGTTGTTCTGGTATTTCTGCATGTCCGCTGCTTAGACTTCTTCGACGGTGTACTGGAAGGTGGGGATCGACACAGCCTTCCACTTGCCGTCCGAATCCTGGATCTGGGTCGTGATGACCGAGTGCTTGAGCACGTTCAGATAGTTCGCGTCGATGGTCGTCGGGACGTTGCGCTTGTAGAGGTTCAGCTTGTAGTTGTGACCGATCTCGACATCGCCGCCTTCGCCGTGGAAGGTGATGCGGTACTGCTTGAGTTGCTTGGCCGGAGCGGCTTGCTCTGCGGTTTGGCTCTCGCTGGCCGTGTTGGGGATACCACGTGGCATTTCATTTCTCCAAAGAAAAAGGCCCGGGGTTAGCCGGGCCTCAGGTTGACGGAAGACGCTTGGATCAGCCGATGGCTTCCCAAACGAAGGTCTTGGAGGCAACCATGGTCGTAGCGGTCACCGTGAAGGTGTTGGCCGCGACAGCGATGCCGTTGGTCGTCTCCAGCGTGCGCGTGCCGGCCGCAACGGTGTGGATCGAACTGGCCGAAGCCATGCCGGTCAACCACTCGTCGCTGATGCGGTCGGTGACGTTGTGGAAGCGCACGATGCGCGGCGTGAAGCCCACGGTGAACGTGGTTGCAGCCGCTGCGCCTGCGTCCGAGACGACATAGCCTGTCACGTGGTTGACGATGCCGCCGCTGCGGGCTTGGGTGTTGGTGGTCAGTGCCATGATGTTTCCTTCAGATGGTGTTAGACCGACGCCAGCGTTTCGAGGCGCAGCATCCAAGCCTGGTTCAGGATCGTGGTGATCGTGGTGGCCTTCCAGCCCACGGTCGAACGCTGGTCGAGCGGGTCAGCCGAACCAGCCGAGCCAAGCGGCTTGACGGTCGTCTTCATCGCTTCGCCAGACAGCGGCGACAGGCCGTAGGCTTCGGCGGCGATGATCAGCGTGGCGTACACGTCATTGGAGCCCGAGGCGGTTGCCTTGTAGCCCGCGGTCGTGGCGGTCGTGGCGTTCGTCCAGATCTTCGCGTTCGTGGACGTCACGAAGCGGATGTTCTTGTACGCGCCGATCTCGTCTTCGATCAGGCCTTCTTGCGAGCCGTAGTCGGAAACCGACTTGTAGCCCGTGATCTGCTCCAGGTCGTATTCCACGTCCGGGTGCACGATGCCGATGAACGACTTGCGAACCGAACTGGTGCCGATCTTCTCGGAAGCCGGGATGCCTTCCTTCATGTACTTGGCGTTCTGGTTCTTGAGGAACCGGATTGCCTTGTCCAGATCGGCGCCGAGGATCTTGTTCACCAGCGAGAGGCGGTCGGCCACGCCCGATGCGTAGGCGACGTTCGTGCCGGCAACGAGCACGTCGCGGCGGACGATGTCGATGGTCGTGCCGGCCTGGTCGCCCAGCACATCGGTGGCTTCGGTCACAACCGGGTCTTGGTTGGTCATCGAAACCATGTCGGTCAGCGTCACGAAGTCACCGTATTGCTGGAGCGTGGAGGTCACATCGGTCACGGACAGAGCCGAGCCCGAGGGGGTCACGCCTTCGACAAGGGCAGTCGTCGCCGCGGCGAGTTGCGAGTAACGGCGGAACTTGATCTGGTTGCCGCTGTTCTTCGGAACGGGGCGCTTCTGACCGAAACGGCCGTGCACATCGTTCGGCTGAGCGCGGGTCAGCAGGTTTCGGTCGTAGAACGCTTGTACGCCCGGGGCGACTTGCGAGAGGGTGGTCACATTGGTCATTGCTTGCTTTCTTGAGGGCTAGAAGCCCTTGACGCGCTTCACCTCTTTGGCGAATTCAGCGTCGGACATTTTGTTAATCCGCTCGACCTCGGCCAGCGCGGTATCGGGAGGGGTGCGAGCACCACCACCAGCACCCGCGCCAGGCACAGACATAGCGGACACCTTGGCCTGTTTGGCGGCTTCGGCAGCGAATCGCTTGCCGATCTGTCGCTCGTTGAAGGCCAGTTTTTCAGCCGTGATTTCACGAATCGCAATCAGAGGGTCTTGGATGTCGGGCGTTGCGTTGAAGCGCTCCATGAGAGCCTTTTCAAGCTCAGGATCGATAGACGAATCGAAGATGCCCGGGTGAGCCTTCTCGACCGCCGTTCGCCACGCTTGATTGCGTGCCGCTTCGTCGTTCTGAGCCGTAGGGTCCTGAGCCACGTAGCGGATCGCGTCGGCCAATTCTGGATTCGCATCCAAAATAGCTGGCTTGCTTGCTGCTCGCTGCTGCTCTTCACGCTCCCTGCGCAGTTGGGCCGCCTCTTGAGCCATCTTGGTTGCCCAGGCTTGGTTGTCCTTGGCAATCTTTTCGGTCTTTTCGAGACGTGCACGCAACTCCGCGAGCGGGTCCGGCTCTGCTTCTGTGGCAGGTTCGGTTGCCGGCGTTTCCACGGGCGGTGGCTCTGCGGGCGCAGGCTCTGCCTTGGTGAACTTGCCGTCAGCACCTCGCGCGGTAGTGGCTTGCGCCGCCGCGTCCAACTCTGCCGCCGCCTTGTCGTATTCCTTCTGATATTCCTCGTCACTCACTGACATCGATAGCTCCTTCGGGCCGTTTCCGGTAGTCCGTTCTGTCGTCAATCTGCTGAGCCCTCATCGGGTAGATCAGCGCTAATGCCTTCGCGCTCATGAACGAGCGTTTCCGGCATGTCTCGTAGACGACGCAGTTCCTTGATGGCCCCGCGCGTCTGTTCGTTGTCGTTGTTGATCAGGTTCTCCGTCAGTTCGCTGATGCGAGCGTTCAGGAGCACCAAAAAAGAAGGCCACCCGGTCTGGATGGCCTCTAAGGTCCGTTGAATCTCTGCAATTCGCCTGTGGGCGTTCTGCTCTTCGGGCGTCATGCGGTCACTGCCTTGATGACGGCAAAATTGAGCGTGACCGCTTCAGCCAGGGCTCCGCCCGAGGTGTTCTGTAGGTAGACAGTGAAGGCTCCGGCTTGCGCGCTATCCACGCGGACGAAGTAGGAACCCGAAGTGCCGCCCGAGCCTCTGTGGATAACTATCACGTCCCCCACGGCCACCTTCGAGTTGAATACGGCAAAGCCTGCGGTAACACCAGCGCCCAGGGAAGCATCGTGCGTCACGATGGAGCCGCACACCTTGTTGATCGTCACGCTGGTGGCCTTGCTCGTGAGCTGCGTGACCGTTCCACCAGATCCCGTGATGTAGCCAAGGCCGGACGCTGACAACACGCCGGCCGCGGACACCTTCAAGACATCGTTGGACTGGTAATTCACACGGATGGCATTAGCCCAACTGCCGGCGCCGTTCTCTCCGGCGTAGTAGGCGTCCCCGCTGCCAACCCCGAAGTTCTTGGCGGCTACGAACCCGTAATGCTTGTTCAGCACGTTGTCGACGATGCCGATCTGCGTCTGCATGCCCTCGACCACCACGCCGCCAGCGATTGCGCTTGTGGTGGCCTCCATGGCGCCCATGAAGCCCGTCCCATAGGTCGCCACGTTCGCGAGAATCGCGCAGCCGTCCGATGCGGCGCCACCTTGGCGAACAGAGATATTCAACGCGTCAATCTCTCCCACTTCCGTAGTGGTGTCGAAGTCCTTTTTCTTCAGCGCGATGCTCATGCCGTAGTCAGCATGTGTCGGGCCGTTGGTGCCGGACCCGAGCACCGTGCTTTCAACGCCGACAGCAGCCTGGCCCTTGGCGGCGTGCGCGGCATTGTTCTGATAGCGATACAGCTTCGCAACGGACCACGCCGTAGACGGGGCCTCGCCGAACATCGACATGTTCACGTCAGGGCCGTCATACTCAAGAAGCACCTTGCCGAGACTGGCGGGAAGCACGGTCGCACCGTTGCCCGTAGGCATGTGCAGCACACCACCGCCGTATGCAGTGGTCAGGTTGGCAATTGCATTCGTGACCGTGGTGAAGTCAAACAGGCTCGGCGCCTCATCCAATCTGGATGTAAGGGTGCGCCCGGCAGCATTCGTCTTGTTGGTCCTGTAGGCGACCAGGTTGCTGCCCTTGGCTGCATCGCTCGTCGAAGCAAGATCGGCCGAGTTCACCTTTGTGTCCAGCGCCGTGTTGATGTCGTCGATGTCGCCGTCCAGGTTGCCCAGCTTGTTGGTCAGCGTGGTGTCGCCATACCCGACGAGATCAGTGCCGCCCACCGCAG